AGGTGCAACCATGGACCCAATCACAACCGGCGCCTTGATCGGCGCCGGCGCAAACATCCTCGGGGGCCTGTTCGGCAAGAAAAGCCAAAGCAGCGCCAACAAGGCCAACATCCAACTACAACGCGAGCAACGTGCGTGGGAAGAACGCATGAGCAACACCAGCTACCAACGAGGCGTGCAAGACCTCCTCAAAGCTGGGCTCAATCCCATGCTCGCAGTCAGCCAGGGAGGCGCATCGACGCCCAGCGTCAGCGCCGCAACCGTCAACCCGGAAGACGCCCTCGGGAAAGGCATCAGCAACAGCGCCGGAAGCCTGGAACGCGCCTCCAGCGGATGGTTCGACCAACAAGCGAAGCTTGCCAGCATTCGCAACATGAACATCCAAAACACCATCGGCCAGGAGAAGGCGAAGCAAGAAGGCTACACCACGCAGCTCATGGCAGCGGGCAGCGCCGCGAAACAAGCCACTGCGGCCGGGATCGCAGAGACGGAACTCGCGATCATGAAAAGCCAGCTCGACAACCTGGTCAAAACCGGCCAACTCACCGACGCCCAACGGAAGCAGATCGAGACCATGCTCCCAGAACTGCACAAGGCAGCAGAAGCCGACGCCAAACTGCGCCAGGCACAACTACCCAGCGCGGAAGCCGAGGCCGCCGTCTGGGAGAAACTCGGAGCCGCCGGCCGAGGGGCAAACATCGGAGCCAACGCTCTACAACAGATCATCGCCATCATGCGGAGCCTGAAAAAATGAACTACTACGAACGCGCACGCGCACTCGCAACCAAAACCACCAAGCCCACGCTCACCGACCAAAGCCAGGCACGGAGCACGGACATCAACATCATCGTCCCGCAATTCATGGGACAAGGCACCGCGCCTGGCAACGCGGGAACACCCATGTACGAAGACTTCAGCGAGCTACCGCGGGACCTACGCGGATTCATCGAGGAAGCCCGCGAGCTGGAGGCGAGGCGAGCCGAACTACCGGAAGCACTCCGGGCAATGGACGTCGCGGAACTCCTGGCATTGCCACCAGACAAAATCAAGGCCATACTCACACCGGCGGAACCAACACCGGCACCAACGCCGGAACCGCCCAAAGGTGAGAAGTGAAAATCTACGCAATCCGCGACCGCCTGGTGGACTACTTCATGACGCCGTTTGCGGCTCCTGAAACCAGACCAGTCATGGCCGCACTCGCAACAACCATCAACTCGGGAGACAGTAGTGACCTCGCGGCGAACCCGCACCATTTCGAGCTCTGGGAGCTCGGGCAAGTCCAAGAAGACGGCCACATCACACCAACCCGAGAGTTCGTCTGCGACCTCTCCAGCCTCATTCGCCCCGGTATTCGGAAAGGGCGGGCCGGAGAAGGGCACCAAGGCCTGGGAGCTGACCAAACAGCTGGGCAGGTGCCTCAAGAGCCTGGAAGAACTGGAAGCCCTGGGGGAGCCCTCAATGGCTCTGTACCGGGCCAGGCACCGCCAACGGAAGGCCCGACTGACGAGGTACGCCGAGGACCTCAGGGAGGCTATCCGCCACGAGACGGCTGACGCCGTCAACAACTGACACCGACAAGCGGTGTCATCAGGACCATCTTAATCAAGGGAACGATGGTCCACCCGCGCCAAAGGCGCTATAAGGGAGGGGTTGACACCCCTCCCTTTTCATGAATCAGGAGCGACAAACCATGGCACGACGCAACATCAGTGGCAAACGCCACGCCCGGAAATTCGGCAAGGCACGACGCCGCACCAGGGCAATCAACTCGCCCTCGCATGTGATGCGGGGCGGCTTCAGGCTCTAACGTGCCTTGCGCACAACCACTCCGGGCATACAAGGCGGCCACCGGCCGCCTTGTCTTTTTCAAACGCACGGAATGGCAATACCACCAAGAGCCTTACACCGGCCTCAGCATCCCCTGCGGATACTGCATCCTGTGCAGGGAAGAACAAGCACGACAAACAGCCGTGCGAATACACCACGAGGCGCAACAGTGGGACGAAAATTCCTTCATCACCCTCACGTACGACGACACACACCTCCCGCTGCACGGGAGCCTCAACTATCCAGACCTGGTCAAATTCTGGAAGCGATTGCGAAAGCAAATCGGACAACTGCGCTACTACGCCGTGGGCGAGTACGGCGATAAGAGCCTGCGGCCCCACTACCACGCGTGCCTATTCGGACACGCTTTCACCGGAGACAGAATCATCGTGCGGCACACACCGCACCTACTCTGGGAATCACCACAACTCACAGCACTGTGGGGCCTCGGCCGAGTCACAATCGGAACGCTCAACTTCCAAACCGCCCGCTACACCGCGAGCTACGTTACCAAGAAGCTGCGATCCAAACAGCGGTACGTCCGTACCGACGAAACCACCGGGGAACTGATCCCCGTCACGCAGCCACGAGCGTTCATGTCCAGGAACATCGGCAAAGACTGGTGGATCACCTGGGGACACCAGCTCAAAGACCATGACCAGGTCATCATCAACGGGAAACCTCAGAAACCGCCAAAGGCATACGACCGCTGGCTTGGCGAAGTAGATGAAACAGCAGTACAGAAAATCAAAGCAAGGAGAGAACAGAAAGCAAAACCCATGACCAAAGCACAGACGCACGCGCGCACGCGCAACGCGTACGCACGCGCGGAGAGCAAGAGCAAGAGCGTGTGAATACGGGCTCCCTAAAGGGGCCCGTGTCACACGCGGAACAAGACTGGGTTACCCACAAGTTGTGGGGCTAGAAAGCCCCCCACAACATGTGGATAACCAATCCAAAACCGACAACGGAGACAACAATGGCTTATCGAAACAAAACAGCAAACCAACACAACTTCGCCATCGTTCCACGGGCAGACATTCCCCGTAGCAAATTCACGATGCGCCAGACGAGAAAGCAGGCCTTCAATGCCAGCGATCTCATACCAATCATGTGCGAAGAAGTCCTACCCGGTGACACCTGGCAGCACCGGGAATCCATCATGGCGCGACTCGCAACACCGATCGCGCCCGCCGTCGACGACATCGACCTTGAAACCTTCTACTTCTTCGTGCCCAACCGCATCACCTGGAAATACAACAACCGGTGGGAAAACTTCATCACCGGCAGTGACACCAACCTGACCGTACCAACGGTCAATCCCACCGACGACCTCGGAGCGAGCATCGTCGAGCTCGGGGGAGTCCTCGACCACTTCGGAATCCTCCCCCAAACGCTAACCGCAACACTCCCCCTCAACGTACTGCCCATATGGGCGTACTTCACCATCTACAACGAATGGTTCCGCGACCAGAACCTTCAGGAAGAATGGACCTGGGACGAACAATGGACCACCGGCGACACCGCCGACATCGTCCAAGACACAACACCCTGGGACCAAATGCCACTGCGCGCCAACAAACGCCACGACTACTTCACCAGTAGCCTGCCCTGGCCACAAAAGGGAACTGCCGTCAGCATTCCCCTCGGAACCACTGCACCGGTGATGGTCAGTGACACCGTGACCACCGGCAACAGCGTCAAGGTGGGCATCCTCGGCAGCAGCACCACCGCACGACAAATCGTCAGCCAAAACACCGGCATCGGCACCATATGGGGCGGCAGCGCCGCCAACACAACCGACCTGTTCGCGGACCTCAGCCAGGCAACCGCGCAAACCATCAACGCCCTGCGCCTGGCATTCCAGACCCAACGCATGCTCGAAAGAGACGCACGAGGAGGCAGCCGCTATGTCGAACAAATCCTCTCACACTTCGGAGTACGGTCGCCGGATTACAGACTACAGAGGCCCGAGTATCTGGGGGGCAGCAAAATCCCTATCACGGTCAATCCGATCGCTCAGACAGCGGCTTATGACGCGGATCCGTCTGCTAGTGCTTCCGCCCTCGGCAACCTCGGAGCGGAAATGCACGCCAGCGGCGATAAACGCACTTTCACGTATGCAGCCACCGAGCACGGATACATCATCGGCCTCGCCTGCGTCCGAGCAACACCAACCTACCAGCAAGGCACACGCCGACACTGGCGGCGCAACACACGGCTAGACTTCTACTTCCCGGTATTCTCACACCTGGGAGAACAAGCCGTCGCGACGCAAGAAATCTGGCAGCCGGCCGACAACGGGCCGACCAACACCACCTGGGGATTTCAAGAGCGCCATGCGGAGTACCGCTACACGCCAAACGAAATCACCGGCGTACTCAGAAGCACCGCACCGCAGCCACTCGACTGGTGGCACTACTCCGAGGAATTCAGCGGCGAGCCCGCGCTCAACGATGAATTCATCACCGACAAGACCAAGGAGACGCTCGCGCGATCGCTCGCGACCGCGCCGTCCGCGCAATGGTCCGCGCAAATCATCATGGACATCCTTCACACCAACACCGTGGCGAGACTCATGCCCGCATACAGCGTGCCTGGCCTCATCGACCACTTCTAACCAGGTGCAACCATGGACCCAATCACAACCGGCGCCTTGATCGGCGCCGGCGCAAACATCCTCGGGGGCCTGTTCGGCAAGAAAAGCCAAAGCAGCGCCAACAAGGCCAACATCCAACTACAA